ATGGCCTATCACCACATTACGGCGTTTCGCGTCTTTCCGTCCAAGCTTGTTTGTCATCGCAGCGTCGAGCGAACCTTTTGTCAGACACTCCAGGACCATTCTTATTATGGGCCCAGTTCCATTTCAACTGGCATAAACGACAAAGCCGATATCTGTGTGCCAGGCGAGATGTTGTCACTGACCAACCTTACGTTTCATTCATGGGGACCGTTTGTATTCCTGTCATCAATCGGCAGGAATATAGACTTCATAGCCCCCAAAGGCCTCGTGACAGATGTAGCTATGTATTGCATGGGACGGAAACGCAGCAGCGACAATTACAAAACGGCACTTTCTTACGCACGCACCGCCGTGCGCCGCTACAACTTGCCTGCTGATATAATAGCATCGAGTGCATTCGCAGCTGCCACTCTGGGGTTTGTATTGCACATGGAGTTTGAAATGGCTGTCATGCACTCCGTGCTTAAGCCTGTTCAAAAGATCAACGCTGTCCATTCCGATGCCCTTGACCACAAATTTCGAGCTGTGGTCAATTGGAAACGCGTGATAACTGCTGCCGTTGCGGCTGCTGGCATGGTCGCAACTGCTGTCACAGCCGCAACCGTGCCATCCGTCGCGCCCATCGTGGCGTGTGCCGCGTTAGCTACTACCATTGCAGCCAACGGCACCAGCCCACCTCCCACGGTAGACGGTTTTGAGAATTACCGTATTGATAGGTCTTCGATGCCGCCTGCTGATCGACTTATCCACCACAAGGGCCCAATCGTCTTGCCATCTACCAAGCCTGCCCGTAGTGTGGATTGCTTGATGTCAGCCGCCATTGATCCCTCAGCAACGATCAACGTGCCTGACATTCAAGCTGTGTCGTTCCAGCCCCGGCCTTTAGTTGCTGCTGGCATCGTCTCGACAGCATCCATACCCGTGGTTCCTGAGGCATCAGCGCATTCGTCGATTTCAGCAATCGTTGAACGCAAGATCAAAGTCCAGCCAGCGTCCACGTCCGAATTTGACCCCCATTTGTTTTCGGAGTTTGCCCAATGGGCTCGCGATAACTTCGATGACTTCTTGCCAGGTATTAGGAACAACGTAGTGCCGGCAAAGTATCAGGACTGGAACCGCAAATTCCCACGGGGACAGGCTGATGTCCACAACCGTGCTGCTGTTACTGTTAATGATGGCGTAAGCCGTTATGTCAACAACAGAGGTGCCTTTGTGAAAATGGAGGGCCTCAGCAAGTCAGGGGTAAACGGCGTCAAGAAAGTTGCTTTCCGCGGAATTGAACCGGCCGAGCCCGAACATAATGTTTGTACTGGTCCTTTCATAATGGCAGCGTCTGATGCCATTTCCAGTGCGTGGAATCCGGCCAACGAGTATGGCCTTGTCTATGCATCAGGACATGACGCCGAAACTTTGGGCCGCTATTTCATTAACTCAATCGACAGTCAGTCAGACATAACGTTGGAAGGCGATTTCAACAGATACGACGCCTCGATTCATGCTGGGCTTGGCCGGTTGGAAAATGATTTTTACTATATGATGGGTGCTCCAGAACATGTTTTGCAGGCCCTAGAGCGATCGATACAAACTGAC